AAATCAGTCGCACAATTGTTTGCTGAAAATCGCAAAACATTATTTGGGTCAGTACAAATGGCACAAAAAGAATTGAGTTATGGTAGATAAGGAATAAAACATGTCAGGTTTACAATCAATATTAAATTACTGTAATGGTCTACAAATAGATAGACGCAAAGTAGTTGGCATACAGTACACACGAAATGAAATACCTCGTGTAAGTCAAACACCAACAAGAAATCCATGGAAGTTTACATTAGATATGCCAAATCGCTATCGCTACAATGAAGCACGTAGTTTAATGGAACAGCTTGATAATTTAGATAGAATTACACCACAAGTAATTACATTTAGCAATCTTCCTCAACTTAGTTGGATATTTAGATATCAAGGTGCAATGACTGTAACACAACGTAATGCTATTACTGTTACTAGTTTTGTCGGCAATCAATTAGTATTAGGTAACTTACCAGTAGTTCCAAATACACGTGTATTGTTTGAACCTAATGATTTGATACAGATTGGTAATAATTATTATCCATTCACTAGCACAACACAAATATTGCGTGGAACTAGTGCCACAGTTACAGTCACAACTAACAGACCAAACATCATTACTGCAAGCGTAGTTGGTAATGGCATAACAGTTGGTAATAGTTGTAGTTTTACAATGTTCTGTCCTAATATGCCAACATACAAATTAATTCCTGGTGGATATCAAAAGACCAATGGAGTATTAGTTGGTAACGCATTGATTGAGTTTAGTGATGCATTTGAATTGTATGAATTTGTGGGGACAGCATAATGGAAAATATCCCAGCAGTTGCTAATAATAAACCATTAGTAAACAACGCAGAGTTTGTAAAATTAACAATTTACAATGAGTATGGCAACACAGCTAATAACAATGTTTACACATTTAGTAGTAGCTATCAATCTGAAACTATTGATGGTGTAACATATGGTCCACTAGGTGGACTACTTGCAGTTGGTGTTCAACAGCGTGATATTCGTGTAACAAGTGCAGACACAAGCATAAGCATAAGTGGCATCGATGGTAACAATATGGCAGTTGTATTGGGCACCTTAATACGTGGTAGTAAGTTAGAAATCACAAGAGGTTTTTATGATAACAATTATGTTCTTACAAGTAATGCTCATAGGTTTACTGGTATTGTTACTAACTACAACATTAGTGAAGAACGACAAGACCAAGATGATAACTTTACAATTACACTAAACGCAAGCAGTTTTAAAAGTGTATTAGAAAATCGTATTGCTGGTAGAAAAACAAATAGTGAAAGTTGGAAAGAATACAATCCAACTGACACTAGTATGGATCGTGTGCCAAGTTTAGCAGATAGAGCATTTAGTTTTGGTGTAGAGCCAAGGCAAGGACCAACTACACAAAGTCAGGCAGCAACAGATGCAAGTCAAGTCGCACAAGATACAAATACAAACACATTCGTGGATAGATATTAACAAATGAACATAAGATTAGCAAATAAATTTGATGTAAATCAAGTAATAAATTTAATACATAAATTTCAAGGAGCAAACAAACTTCCTGAAAGCTTTATGCAAGAATTAGATGATGATTACCTTAATAAATTATTTCATCATTTAATATTAGGTGCGGGCGTTGTGTATGTGGCTGAAGTAGATAATAATGTTGTTGGAATGATTATAGGACTTAAATCAAGTAGTCCATGGTTTCCTAATCAAATAACATTAAAAGAATTAATGCTTTATACCATTAAAGAATATGAAGGTAAAGGAATAGGTTCTAAATTATTGAAAGCATACAACGATAAAGCAAAAGAACTGTTAGAAAATAAAGAAATATCTTTGTATGCTGTAAGCATTACAAGAGATTTAGGTAAGCTAGATTATAAAAAATATGGCTATAAAAAAATAGAAGAAACATGGGCAATAGGAATTTAATATGGCACTCATTTCAGCAGGAATAGCATTACTATCAGCGGCAGTTGCAGGCATTACAGTAAGCAGTGTAGCCGCATTTGCTGTTCGCACATTAGTAACAATTGGAATTAGTAAATTAGTTAGTAATAGAGCAAACAAAACAGGCGCGGGTGCACAAGATGTAGGATCAAGGTTTTCATTAAGTCCAGCAACAAATAACAAATTAGCAGTAAGTTATGGTAGTGCGTTCTTAGGAACAGTAATGACTGATGCTAAAATTACAACTGACCAAAAGACAATGTATTATGTTTATAGTTTGTGTGAAGCAACTAGTGGCACAATGAGTTTTGGTAAAATCTTTTGGAATGGTAAAGAAGTTACATTAGGCGCAGGTGATTATAGTGCAAACAATAAAGTCGTAAGTCTAACAACAAATGCTACACCACCACAAGTAGATACAACTATTAATGGTAATGCATGGATATATCAGTTTAGTAGTGGAAGTAGTAGTGGGGTGAATACTGGTGGCACAAGTGCTATTACCATATTACAGGATGCTGGCATTCCAGTAGGTGAACGTTGGACAAGCACAGATGTAATGACTGATACTTGTTTTATCATTGTTAAAATTGTTTACAACAAAGATGTGCAAGATGTGCAAAGAGATCCAAAATTAAGTGTTCAAGTTACAAACACAATAACTAAACCAGGTGCTGTATTATTAGATTATATGACTGATGTACAATATGGTTGTGCTATTGATGTAGCAGACATTGATACTGCAAGTTTAACCGCATTAGACGCATACAGCGATGAATTGATTACATACGTTCCAGTAGGTGGTGGAAGTGCTACACAACCAAGATATCGCATCGATGGTCCAGTCAATACAGGTGATAATTGTTTAAGCAATTTACAACAATTAGTTGATGCTTGCGACAGTTGGTTACAATACAGCGAACTAACTGGTCAATGGACTATTGTAATGAACAAACCATACAGTGGTGTAATAGGTGATTTGTACAGTGTTGATAGTAGTGTATTGATTGGTGGCATTGATATTAATCCTATTGACTTAAATCAAACATACAATAGTTTAGAAGTACAGTATCCAAACGCAAACATCAATGACCAAACAGATTACAAAGTAGTTGACTTAACTACTGTTGGCACTGCATGGTATGATCCAAGCTTATTGTCACCTAACGAACCCGATAATAGATTAACTGTTCAATACCCGCAAATCAATAACTACATTCGTGCAGTGTATTTGGGTGTGCGTAGATTACTACAGAGTCGTGAAGATTTAACGATTGTTTGTAATTTAGATTACAGTGGTATTCAAGTTGTTGCCGGTGATGTAGTTCGTGTTACATTAGCTGAGTATGGTTGGGCAGATAAACTATTCCGTGTTAGTCAAGTACAAGAAACTAAAACAAGTGATGGTTTCTTAGGAGCAAGAATTACAGCGTTTGAATACAATGGGTCGATCTATGCTGACAACGCATTGGATGATTTTGTACCAGAAGCAAATACAGGATTGACTGATCCTAACATATTCGATCAACCAAGTACGCCTGTAATTATTACTAACAGTTTAGCTAATAGCGGTGCTGTTACTTCATTTACTGTAACAAGTAATGTGCCGGCTACTGGTACCGTATTGTACATGGATTTTAATTATGGTAATAGTAGTAATGTTGCACTACATAAATCTTATACCAGCACACAACTTGCAGATGGAACACCATATACTAACTCACAGCCAGTAAGTATTGATATTAATGACTTACCAGTAGGCAATTATTATTTTAGCGCAACAGCAAGAAATGATATAGCTGGTAGAGAAAGTTTAAGTAGTTCTCTTTTTAATTGGGGTGCAAACTTACAAAATAATAGTGTTACATTTAATAATTTTGCAAGTAGCATTACCGGCGCCGGACAGAGACTAGCGGCGATAGCTTTTACGATACCGCGCATAAGTACGCTTACAGTTACAATGCCTATAGATTTAACGGGTGGAACATACAACGTCCCAGTATACTTAGATGGTACTACTGTAAGTAGTAGTGAATATTTTCCTTATTATCAAGGTACAAGTTTACAGGCTGACGGTTATGCAATAGATAGTACAAGTCCGTTTAATCCTGCAGACGCATCATTATTAGCTATGACTAATGGACAAAATGACTGGTGGACTTATATGCACTTGCCAACCACTGTAACATCGGGATGGACTATTGCGGATTCTATAGAGACAAGTCTTGTAGCTGATAACGACACTATGATTCAATTATGTCCATATTTTACAAGTAGTGTATATCCAGGATTATTAATTGGGTATACATATCTAATGGGCACATATGAATTAAAACAAAACTTACCATTAAGTATAGTTAAAAATACATCGTTTAGCGGGAGTAGTACTGACACAGGGTATGGTTATTTGATTCGTAATATGGTATCAGGAACGAGAGTAACTGCGGTAGCCGGCACATTAAGTATCAACAGAATTAATTAAAACAATAAATACTAATAAGGAAACAACAACATGAGTTTATTATTAAACGGGGCAAAGACAATAACAATCGCTGGCACAGAAATGTCATGCATAGAGATTTACACTGGTGAAAGTTACACGTTGCCATTTACATTCACTGATAGCGGTGGCAATGCAATCAATTGTAATGGCTGGACATTAGGTACAAGTGCAAAATTCTACACTGCAAATATTGATTACAGTACATTAGTAACTGATGTTGTTACTGTAGGTAATCTTACATTAGATAGCCCACAACCAAGTACTGGTGGTGGTACATACAGTGCAAACTTAACTGCTACTTTTACTACTGCGGCAAGTGGTATTGGTTACATTTACATACCTGCAAATTTAACAGGTGGTACTGGTAGTCCTAATCCAACACCGGTAGTAGCATTAGCTAATAGCGGTGCAAATTCAACACTGGTAATTGTTACTATGAGTGTAACACGAACTGATGTATTAAGTGGTTTAGTAGATGTAAACAGAGAGCCGATAGGCATGATTGTAAGGTATCAATAATGTCAGAAATTAACTTAGGATTTGTTGTCGAGCCAAATAATATTAATATTGTTGCCGACAATAACAATATTACTTTTACCCCGTCTGATATTCAATTGAGTGTCTACACTGGTAGTGCTCCTGTACCAGGTGGAAATAATACACAATTACAATACAATAACAATGGCTTGTTAGGTGGCATACCTAACGTTACATACAACGGATCTAAATTAAGTTTAGGTAATGTTGCTAATGTATTAATGACAGGTGGTACCAATGGTTATGTATTACAAACTGATGGTACTGGCAATTTAAGTTGGACCGCACAAAGTGGTAATGGTGGTAATGGTACACCTGGCGGAGCTAATACTCAAATACAATACAATGATGCAGGTAGTTTTGGGGGCAATGTTGGATTTACTTTTAATGAAGTAAGTGGCAACGTCAATTTACCTAATGATTTAATTGTTGCTGGCACAATTTATGGTAATTTTTCAGGTAATAGCTCCAATGCAAATTATGCGAACTTCGCCGGTACTGCCTTTAATGTAAGTGGTAGTAATGTAAGCGGCGAAGTAGCTAATGCCGCATATGCGAATGCCGCGAACACAAGTAATCTTGCAACATACGCAACAACTGCAAATAGTGTAGCAGGTGCTAATGTAAGTGGAACGGTAGCTAATGCAACATTTGCATTAAATGCAGGCAATAGCAATCTAGCTAATACAGCAAATAGTGTAGCAGGTGCTAATGTAACTGGTACAGTAGCTAATGCAACATTTGCAACAACTGCAGGATCAGCAACTACAGCAGGTACAGTAACAACTAATGCACAACCTAATATTACAAGTCTTGGTACTTTAACAACGTTAAGTTTATCTAGTTCAAATATTTCATTAGGTAATAATTCTATTACGTATGGAAATTCAGGTATTGCCATCGGTAATAATGCGGAAATTGCTAATAGTGGAGTAAATTATCCTCCAATAGCGATTGGTAGAGAAGCTTATGCT